TAAATCTTTAAGAGCTTGGAATTGTTAATTTGATGTTATGAGTGAAGTATATCTTGGTAATCCTAATTTAAAAAAAGCAAATACACCGATCCAATTTACTGAGGAACAAGTAATTGAGTTTCTCAAGTGTAAAGAAGATCCGGTGTATTTTGCTAATAAGTATATTAAAATTGTTTCTCTTGATGAGGGTCTAACACAATTTCATCCATACGACTTTCAAGAAAAGTTAATTAATAATTTTCACAATAACAGATTCAATATCTGTAAGATGCCAAGACAGACTGGTAAATCTACTACGGTGGTATCTTACCTTTTACATTATGCCGTATTTAATGATAGTGTAAACATTGGTATTCTGGCAAACAAAGCAGCGACTGCAAGAGAATTGTTGCAAAGATTGCAAACTGCTTATGAGAACTTGCCTAAATGGATGCAACAGGGTATATTATCCTGGAACAAAGGATCTATGGAGTTAGAAAATGGCAGTAAGATATTGGCAGCTTCTACGTCTGCAAGTGCTGTCCGAGGCATGTCGTTTAACATTCTCTTCCTCGACGAATTTGCCTTCGTTCCAAACCATGTTGCAGACTCGTTCTTTGCCTCTGTTTATCCTACTATTACTTCTGGTAAAAACACCAAAGTAATTATTGTATCTACTCCACACGGTATGAATCACTTCTACCGTATGTGGCATGATGCCGAAAGAAATAAGAATGAGTACATTCCAACCGATGTTCATTGGTCAGAAGTTCCTGGTAGAGATGAAAAATGGAAGGCAACAACTATTGCCAATACTTCAGAACAACAGTTCAAGGTTGAGTTTGAATGTGAGTTTTTAGGTTCGGTCAATACTCTTATCAATCCAGCAAAATTAAAAAACCTTGTATACGAGAATCCCATAAAAAGAAATGCCGGATTAGATATTTACGAAGATCCTCAGGAGAATCATGAATATCTTCTGACAATTGACGTGGCAAGAGGAATAGGAAATGATTATTCGGCATTTATTGTTTTTGACATAACACAGTTTCCGTATAAGATAGTAGCAAAATATAGAAATAATGAAATTAAACCTATGTTATTTCCAAATATCATTAATGATGTTGGAAAGGGATATAATAATGCATGGATATTAGTAGAAGTAAATGATATTGGAGATCAAGTGGCTTCTATCATGCACTATGATTTAGAATACGATAACATTCTCATGGCAGCAATGAGAGGTCGTGCCGGACAAGTTGTAGGAACAGGATTTAGTGGTAAAAAATCTCAACTTGGAGTCAGAATGACTGCGGCAGTTAAAAAGTTGGGATGCTCCAACTTAAAAACTATGATGGAGGACGATAAACTACTGACTACGGATTATGAAATTATATCAGAACTTACCACATTTGCACAGAAAGGAAATTCTTTTGAGGCAGAAGAAGGATGTAACGATGATTTGGCAATGTGTCTTGTAATATTCTCATGGTTAGTAGCACAAGATTACTTTAAAGAAATGACAGAGAATGATGTTCGTAAAAGAATATATGAAGAACAAAGAAATCAAATAGAACAAGATATGGCACCCTTCGGATTTATAGAAACTGGATTTGAGACTAGTAATTTTGTAGATGCCGATGGAGATAGATGGTATGCAGATGAATATGGAGATAGATCTTACATGTGGGATTATATGTAATGGATTTTGATAGTCAGATAAATTTAGAACATCTGCTTTTTTATGATAGAGAATGTAGAACTTGCCATAAGACAAAAAATTTATTGGAAGACTTTTATCTTATAAGAAAAAATAGAGGAGCACTACCATCCTCATATTCCTATGAGTGTAAAGAGTGCACTATTGATAGAGTAAAAAATAATAAAAAATGTAATAATGTTTGGGAATATCCTGATTGGTAGTTCATGCATCGTTTCCCCACTGAAAATACCCCTTTTCCTAAATATTTTTAGGTAATTTGGATTGCGAGGAAAAGCAAGATGCCATTAAATTTAGCATCTCCTGGAATTCTGATAAGAGAAGTTGACCTTACTCAGGGTAGAATTGATGCAACTTCTGATAAGATCGGCGGTATTGTCGGTCCTTTTGCAAAAGGTCCAGTAGGTACAGTAACTAGAATTAACACAGAAAATGATTTAGTTGATAAATTTGGAAGACCATATGATGAAGATAAGCATTATGAAACTTGGATGGTAGCATCATCCTATCTGGCTTATGGTGGCATCATGAATGTTGTCAGAGCAGATGATTCTGGTCTTAAGAATTCTCATGATGTAGGTGCCGGAACCACGATAAAAGTAAAAAGTCGTGATCACTATGTAGAATTGAATTATCCATCAACACCACTGAATGGTGTTACAGTGATTGCCAAAAACCCAGGTTCTTGGGCAAATGATATTCGAGTTGCAATTATTGATGCTCAGGCAGATCAAAGATTAACTTTTGATCAAACACCTGAAGGTGGAACACAAGTTGCTGTTGGCATGGGTGTTACCCAAGCAATTCCAGATGGAACAGTAGTTTCTAAAACTGGTGTTGGTGCAGGAAAAACTGAACTTCTTGACGGACATCTTAAAGGAATTATCACAAAAGTAAATTCTGGAAACGTAGATGTAAAAGTTGTTTCTCACGTATCTGCTGCTGGAACTTCCACTTCTGTTGAATACAATAATATCTATAGATTCTCTACGACTGGTAATATAGCAGTTCATACTGCAGGACAATCAGTTTCTTATGCATCAACTACAGTATCTGGTGCTATTGATTGGTTCGGAGAGCAAACATTAGCAGTGAGTTCACAAACTGTCGGTGATACTGAAAGTGTAACCACAATTAAGTGGAATTCACTAGCAAATGCTCCAGGAACTTCTGCATATGCCGCTGCAAGAGGAGCAAAAAATGATGAAATTCATGTTGTTGTAATTGATGGTAAAGGAACAATCACCGGAAATGCCGGAACAATTCTTGAGAAACATCTCAATCTTTCTAAGGCATCTGATGCAGAATTTTCTGTAGGTTCTCCATCTTATTGGAATAGGTATTTGGAATCTAATTCTGAATATATTTTTGCTGGAAGTGGAACAAATCAAACTCTGGTAACAACTGGTTTTGATGGCACAGGATTTGCCACATTTACCGATGGTGGATGGAATCAAAATGCAGAAGATGATACTGGTCCAAACATTTTTAATGCTTGTGGACCATTAGATCTTACTTTAAGTCAAGGTACTAATTATGGAGGTAAAACTACAATTGCAGGACAAATTGGAGCACTTGATTCTGGTCTTGATGATTTAATCACTGGTTATGGACTTTTTGAAAATGAATCCGAAGTGGATGTTGATTTCCTTTTGATGGGTTCTGGAAAATATAGTGAACCCAATACTAGAGCACTTGCAACTAAATTGATTCAGGTTGCAGAATCAAGAAAAGATGCAGTTGCGTTCATTTCACCATATAGAGGTGCAATTTTAACTGACACATCAGATGATACCGCAGTCACTGTTAAATCAGTAGAAGATGCAACTACAAATATAATTGATTTCTTCAATCCTATCACATCTTCATCTTATGGAATATTTGATAGTGGTTATAAGTACATGTATGATAGATTTAATGATGTATTCAGATATGTTCCGTTAAATGGTGACATTGCCGGAACTTGTGCTAGAAATGATATTAATAACTTCCCATGGTTCTCACCTGCCGGAACTTCTAGAGGAACTATTCTTAATGCCGTAAAACTGGCTTATAATCCAGGAAAAGTTCAAAGAGATAGACTTTATTCTTCTAGAGTTAATCCAGTTATCTTCTCACCAGGATCAGGAATTATCCTATTTGGTGATAAAACTGGATTTGCCAAATCATCGGCATTTGATCGTATCAATGTTCGTCGTCTCTTTATTTTCCTTGAAGATGCTATTGCTGCAGCAGCAAGAGATCAACTCTTTGAATTTAATGATGAAATTACGAGAGCAAACTTTGTAAATATTGTCGAACCTTTCCTTCGTGATGTTCAAGCAAAGAGAGGTATTCAAGATTTCATTGTTATTTGTGATGAAACAAATAACACTGCTGCAATTATTGACAGTAATGAATTTGTTGCTGATATATACATCAAGCCAGCAAGATCGATTAACTTCATCGGTCTAAACTTTATCGCCACCAGAACTGGTGTGGCATTTGAAGAAGTCATCGGTTCCGTTTAATTTAGAGGTTTAAAACAATGGCAGAACGTTTACAACGAGAGACAATTCCTTTAAGGAAAATTAGTGATTTTAAATCTAAATTAACTGGTGGTGGTGCTAGACCCAATTTATTTGAAGTTGTCTTAGCATTCCCTACATTAGTTTCACCAGTTAATGAAAATGAAGTTTTACAGAAATCAAGATTCTTGGTTAAGGCAGCAGCACTGCCTGCATCAACAATTGCACCTGTAGAAATTCCATT